ATACCTCAAATCCAGTTGCTGCTGCTACTGGTAACGTTACAAACCAAGCTGTACAATTTCAAAACAATGGAGCACCCTCCAGACAAATCTTAGGTCCAAATATCAGTTGTAATGGTGCAACAATGACCTTCTCACCTTTTTATATGGGAAATCATACGACACCATTCGATGAAGATATGAACCAATCTAGCTACACTGTAGCTGAGAACTGGGGGTTCCAAATTAACTTTATGGTACCCTTAGATGGATCTATTGTTGAAACTTGTAAAGCACTTGGTCAAAGACAACTAGCAAAGATGTCTTTAGACTATGAATTAGTTAGAGCTAAGGAATGCGCTGCACTACAACAGAAAGGATTTATGATTAGTCCTGGTACACGTGTGTATCATATGTGTAGTGACATTATTCCTATCTCTACATATCTCAAAGCAAAGGCACAAGCTCAAGCTTGTAAGAGCCCACCTAAACCTTGGTATAAACCTTGGCAAAAACCTAAACTTAAATGTCCTAAGAAATGAGCGTATTATCAGAAGCTGACGAAGCAATTCTAGAAAAAACACCTAGTTATCAAAGAGAAAATCGTCGTAAAGAACTAGAAGCTAAGTACACTAAAAAAGAAACCACTAAGGAGTAATCATGCTATTAATTATCAAGCCCATCCTGTTCACCTTTTTGAAGTCAGATTCAGTAAAGAATTTAGTAATTGAATTACTAGAAGCTTATGTAAAACGAACTGATAACAAACTTGATGATCAGGCACTCGCAATTGTAAAAACTAAACTATTCCAATCATAATGTCAAAAGATGCCCCAGTTTGGCCACCTCATAAATGGCCATACCCAACTCCAGGTCAAGGACCATTACCTAATAAAGACCTGCCACCACTAAAAACGGCTAAGAAGAAGAAAGTATCACCAAGGAATAAAATAGCACCTGGACCAAATATAGCATAATGGAACAAGTCAAAGTAATCCCTAAAAAGGCTACTGAAGACAAATTCAATGAGTTACATAACCTCGTCACTGAAGACTTTCTAAGGAGAGTTCGAAGTGGTGAGGCTAGTACGCAAGACTTGAAAGCTGCATGTGATTGGCTTAAGACTAACGACATCACAGGTGTAGCATATGATGGTAGTCCTTTAGATAAATTAAATAAAATTCTGCCCACAGTAGATCCAGATCTCGTAAAGAGGAGAATGTATGGCACCAAAGCGAGCTACTAAGCCTGGTAAAACTTCAAGATATTATCAATCTGCTAGAGGTCGCAAGTCCTATAATAAGCAGAAAAAGAAACAAAAGAAAATTAACAGTACTGCTGCTAAACGTAGATACCGTAGATTATTGGCACGTAAGCGTCGTCAACTCGGTATTATGGGTAGAGGTGGTAAAGATGTTAGTCATACCAGTAAAAACCGTACTACACTAGAAATCCCTAAAAAGAATAGAGCTAGAGGAGGTGCAAAACGTAAATGACAAAAAAAAGAAAGTATACACCCAGACCAACATCTAGAGAGATTAATGTATATGAAGGTCCAACAATAAATAGAACTCCTACTAAAAAGAATTCTTTAGGGGATTCTGGATTAATTTATGATGACGATGGTACAACTCCTTTCACTGGATATAAAAGAGTACCAGCAACTGGTTGGGGAGGTGCTAAAACTAGTGTATTAACATGGGTACAAGATGGTGAAATCACACCACCTAGCTTTACTACTGCTACAGATGGTACGCCATTTAGTATGGGTGGCTGGGATAGCTATAAGAAATTCTGGAAACCAGTTGTAGAGGCAGGTAAATTTACTATTGATAGATATAAAGATTATCACGAATTAAGACATAAAGCAACAAAATGGCTTGCTGATCAAGCTCTTAATTTACCAACTCTTGGAGATAGAATAACCCCAAGTGATGTACCTGGTCAAACTATTTATCAGAAGAAACAAGAAGAACAAGAATATTTAGATATTCAATCTAGATATAAAATACCTTCTAGTGTACAAGCAAGTGATGCTATTAGATTAGATAACGTGGAGAAGTAACATGACTGATATTCTTGGTCAAGTTAAATCTGAATTAGCAGGTGTTGGTCTAGAAGTAGGTACTGGTTATGGTATGGACTTACTTACAGCTGGATTATTAAATCCTGGAACTATATATGCGACTGGAGGAGCAAGTATCCTTGCTTATGGTGCTGCTAACTTTACTTCTGGTGCTCTATCTAATTGGGCAGCTCAAAGATTAAGAGGTGAAGAAGAGATAAGCTGGGGTGAAATTATATCCTCTGGTGCAATAGATATCATACCATTCTTTGGTCAGAAAATGAAAGGTGCTAAAGGTATTGCTAATGTAGCACTTCAATCTGGTGCTAGAACTGTTGCTCAGAGACAAGGTGAAGAAGCTCTTGATGAACAAAGATGGCTTACACCTAGAGAGACCTTAGAATCTGCAGTTATTGGAGGAGCCTTTGGTGGAATGTTTAAAGGTGTAGGTCAAGGACATGCTTACTGGAAAGCTAAACATAAAAAGTTTGATCTAGAAGAAGCAAGAGAGATATTCCCTTCAGGTGTAGTCCAAGAACTAATTAATCAAGGTAGAATACATAAAATACCTAAAGAAGCTAGATATATGGCTACAGAAAGGATTCAAGATGAAATTGGTTACTCATCTATGCATTGGGCTACCCCATCTTTACGTCCACAAGGTCCATATAATTTTTTAGATCAAAGAAAAGCATCAGCTCGAATGGTTACTGATCCAACTGGTGAAAAAGGATATAAAGTAACACCAGAAGTAGAGCAAGACTTCATGAATGAAGGTATAAGACAAACAAAACTAAGAGCAAAGAAATTTGGTTATAATTTAGGTAAGATGGAAATTCACCATACAGCCTTATTAAGACAATTATTTGAATCTTTGAATGGTTTAGATGATACCTTTATTGGTCGAGGTGCAAGATTTTATGAAAGATCATTAGGTTTTAAAATAGGTTGGGATATAGAAGATGCCTTATCAATACCACGACCATGGCATCCTAGATTACATGCTCTCATAAATAGTCGTATAGCTTCTGATCCTCGTGCTTGGAATTTAAAAGGTATTGAGAAGAAATTTAATTTATCATCTGATTGGAAGAAATATCTTGAATATAAAGACCGTCTACCAATTTTTAGAGAAATCGTTAGTGCTATAAAACAGAGTATTAAAGATACAGAACTTTTATATAATGGTTTAAACAGTAGAACTCTTAAATCAGGCAGATTATCTAAAGAGGATTATATAAATCTCGCATTTGATTTAGCTGAACTTGATAATAGACTTAGGGGATTAAAAAGCCCAGGTTTTATGGTTAAGGAAGGAGAAGAAGGATTAGAAACTGCATCAGATATTATAAACCATATACTTAAAAATGCAGATAGAGTTGACTTAACATTACCATCATTTAAGAAACTTAATGTTAATCAAACTAAAGCAGTAGCTAAAGTTCTATTACAAGAAAATGGAGCTAGAGCTTTACATGAAGCTATCATATCTGGTCAATCTGCAGATACTATATTTAGAGCAAATAAGATATTATTTACAGAAAATAATAGAATCTGGAAGCGTATTCTGGTAAAACTAGATCCAGATGATCTATTAAAATCAGGTATGTCTATAGGAGATGTAGATACACATATACGTACTGGTTGGTCTGGAAAAACTAAATCTAGCCTTAAACCAATTGCTGATGAACCCGGTAGACTAGATTATACAGAGGAACAATTACGAGATCTGGGGCGTTCAGATGCAGAGATACAAGAAATTCTAGAAAAACAAGAGTATGCTGATTATTAACACATAACTATTATGACAAACTCTCTCCAAATATCTAAAAAAACTGATAACGAGAAAAAGAAAAAGAAACCACGGGATCTAAGAAAATGGCTTCTCATTGGTAGTTCATTAGCTAAATTAGCTGGTGGTACAGATTATAATGAAGCATCACTACAAGCCTATCAAGGTAGAGCACCTCAAGGTGATAAAGGTTATGTAAAACCTGATACTGGTAATGGTAAGAAGAATGGTAAGAAGAAGAAGCGACCACTTGGAGGTTACTAATGGCTGAGAAACAAGGAGAATTATTTCCAGAAGACAAACCTAAGCGGAAACTTAGTACTAATCGTAGAGCAGTAAATGCTAGACGCAGAAGAGCGCAAAAGAAGGCTGATATTGCTAATCAATCAGAAAATGAAAGAATGCTCAACCGTCAGAGAAAGGAATGGGATGAGTATAATAAACAAGTACAAAGAAACCGAGATAAACTTAGAACACCAGTCATAGATCCTCAAGATGATTGGCAGACTAACCCTGACTTTAATCGAGAGAAAGGTGGTTGGAAACCTGAAAGTCAATATAGAAGCCTTCTAAAAATTCTTAGTAATCCAGCTACTAAATGGTTAGGAAGACAAGGATTAAGAATTGGAAAAGCTTACATGACTTCACGTTTACTAAGATGAATAACACCCTATCCGCCCTACAACAAGATTTTAAACTATTTTTACAAGCACTCTGGGAGCAACTTGACTTACCATCTCCTACGAGAGCCCAGTATTCAATTGCGGACTACTTACAGCATGGTCCGAAACGTCTACAGATCCAAGCCTTCCGTGGTGTTGGTAAAAGTTGGATTACTGGAGCTTTTGTTCTCTGGACTCTCTTCAATGATAACGAAAGAAAAATAATGATTATATCTGCATCTAAAGAACGTGCAGATAACATGTCTATTTTCCTACAAAAACTTATTATCGAAACTCCATGGCTAAAACATCTACAACCCAAATCGGACGATTCTCGTTGGAGTCGCATCAGCTTCGACGTAGCCTGTTCTCCACACCAAGCCCCAAGCGTAAAGTCGGTGGGCATCACTGGACAGCTAACAGGAAGCAGAGCCGATTTAATGATTTTGGACGATATAGAAGTTCCTGGAAACTCCATGACGGAGCTCATGCGTGAAAAACTTTTACAGCTCTGTACTGAAGCCGAAGCTATCCTCACACCCAAGGATGATAGCCGTATTATGTATCTCGGGACTCCTCAGACTACTTTTACTATTTATCGTAAGCTGGCAGAGCGCAATTACCGTCCGTTCGTTTGGCCAGCAAGATACCCCACCAGAAAAAAGCTCAGTCAATATGAAGGATTACTAGCACCACAGATCCAAGAAGACATCGAAGAAGGTGTCGAATCTTGGACCTGTACTGACCCAGATAGATTCGATCATGAAGACCTACTCCAAAGAGAAGCATCTATGGGTAGGTCTAACTATATGCTCCAATTCCAATTAGATACAAGTTTAAGTGATGCAGAAAAATTCCCTCTTAAGATGGCTGATCTTGTTGTCACTGCCGTTAATCCTACTGAAGCACCCGAGAATATCATATGGTGCTCCGATCCCTCAAAAGTTATCAAAGATCTCCCAACCGTCGGACTTCCAGGGGACTACTTTTACTCTCCAATGCAGTTACAGGGAGAATGGGGACCATACACTGAAACAATTTGTTCAATTGATCCCTCTGGACGAGGAACAGATGAGACAGCAGCAGCTTACTTATCCCAAAAGAACGGGTTCCTATATTTGCATGAAATGCGAGCTTACAGAGATGGATACTCCGACAGCACCTTGTTGGATATTCTTCGAGGATGTAGGAAATATGGAGTTACCAAACTTGTCATTGAAACAAACTTCGGTGATGGTATTGTAAGTGAACTGTTTAAAAAACACCTACAACAAACTAAACAAGCTATAGATATAGAAGAAGTTAGAGCTAATGTTAGGAAGGAAGATAGGATCATTGATAGCTTGGAGCCGGTTATTAATCAGCATCGTCTTATATGTAATAGGAGCGTTATTGATTGGGACTACAAATCTAATCCTGATGAAGCTCCAGAACTTCGTCTTATGTACATGCTTTTCTATCAGATGTCTAGGATGTGTAGAGAAAAAGGAGCTGTTAAACATGATGATAGACTCGATGCCCTCGCCCAAGGTGTTAAATACTTCACAGATGCCCTCTCAATCAGCGCAAATGAAGCTATTAAGCTAAGACACCAAGAAGAGTTTAAAGACATGCTAGAGAGCTTCCTAGACGACCCTCAGAGCTCTGCTAATCATATAGTGATGGGTATGAATTTAAACCAAAGAAAACAAGCTAGAGGTAAGGAATCTGGAAAACCAGTCCCTACCTGGCGTTAGACCGAGGTTGCACTTATACAGGGGAAGGGAAGGGTGGACCCTCCCCTTAAGAGGGAATTTTATCTACTTCGTAGACCATTCCCTCTTCCTATTAACCGGATATCATCATTTGATATCTCTTTAATTACTACCCATTTCTACCTATTATGTGTAAAAAGAAGCCCCACAGACAACTTAAACAGCGATATTACTATATATTCTGGTCTCTAGCTACTATAGCCGTTATATCTGGACAGATACACGTAGCTAACGCCTATAATCGCATGTCAACTGCCCTCGAACAAGTTCTCCTTAAAAAATAACATAAATTTGAGAAGCCTATAAACGACATCGCCCGGGCGCAAGTCCCCCCAGGGTAGTCAATTCATTCACAACAAGGAAGTGTTTGACAACATGGAAGAATCCAGTGGTACCAAGGGAAGTAGCAGCCTATTGTCTTCTCTTTGTAGAAGTCAACCTATCTGTAGCGACTCGGTATAGTTCAGTATAGTACTGAATAATAGAAGAGTCAAGTAGTCTAATGAGTATAGAAAGACTCAATGATATTGTATGAGAATCAGAACAAAGCATTGCAAAGCTACCAAAGCTATGGTTATAATGAAAGAGTAAAAGCGACACCAATCAATTATGAATTATAGTCATTACATAGCAGAAGATGGTGAGATCATCTTTGATGAGTTTGAATCACCTTATTGCCAATCAGTAATTGATGCATCAGTATTGGATAAGAATCATCATTATGTATTATCTGATATTAATGTTATTAAACTATTACATGATCATGGTGCTGATGTTAATGAATGGAAAGAGGATTGTAAAAGATTTAATGATCCTGAAGAAATTCTATTATGGTTAGGTTATTAATACTTAACCTTTTATTGGTCTATTAGTGTAATGGTTAACATGCTAGTTTGTCGCACTAGAGATAAGAGTTCAATTCTCTTATAGACCGTTGATAAGTATATACATCCAATTCTGGTTAGGAATACTTATCATTTCACCTTAACAATTATTTATTAATGCTTACTGTATTATTAATTCTTGTATTTAATCCAATCACTATTACTTATTTAATTATAGATAATGTATAAGATGATTACTTATTACCAGCAATTGTCAATGGAAATTGATAAGTTAAAAGCTGAAGGTAAACTAGTTAGTATTAAACAACTACCTAGTACTGTTAATTACAAACGTAAAACTAATCTATTTAAATCATGAAACCATTTACAATGAAAACAAATAAAGTTGATGTTGTTTATGAAGCTAATGAGTTATTAGAAAGACAACAAGTATTAATAGTATTGTTATTATTATCAATAACATTTGCTATTCTTAAATGAAACTAATTACAA